AATTATGACTTTACTTATTGATGCTGATTGGTTGATCTACAATTCATGCTGTGCCTGTGAACAAGACACAAGATGGAATGATTGGGAGCATACTCTTCACTCTGATGAAAGAGACATACTTAATCTGATAGAGAACAGACTTGATGTTTATAGAAGTATTGCTGACAGCAAGCACGACATAGTTATGTGCTTTACTTCTTACCCTACATTTCGACATGAAATATTCCCAGAGTATAAGATCAACAGGATAGGTAAACGTAAACCACTTGCACTCAAGAGTGTTATTAAAGAAGTAAAAGAAAGATATGAAACTGTTGCCTATGAAAACTTAGAAGGAGATGACGTACTAGGTTTGCTTGCTACCAATGGCAGATACAAAGACCCGATAATAGTTTCAGTTGATAAAG